GCTATGACCTAATCATATTTGACGAAGCTGCACTATCGGAGCATGGTGAGGACGCTTTTAACATTGCACTGCGCCCAACACTAGATAAACCACAGGCAAAAGCCATCTTTATTAGCACACCACGTGGTAAAAACAACTGGTTTTCAAAGTTTTGGCAGCGTGGATTTGACCCTAATTTTCCAGAGTGGGTGAGCCTACAAGCAGACTATTCGGAGAATAGCCGCATGGCACAGTCAGATGTTGATGAAGCACGCAGATCGATGAGTAAAAGTGAGTTTGAGCAAGAATATATGGCAAGTTTTACTAGTTACCTGGGTCAAATTTATGAAGGCTTTAAGCCTGAGTATATCTTAGACCAACTACCAGACCTGCGTGGTGAGTGTATTGCAGGCCTAGACCCTGGCTATAAAGACGAAACAGCCTGGGTAACTATAGTCTATGATTATAATAGTGATTGCTTCTATGCTGTGCAAGATTACTGCGAGTCGGAGCGTACTACACGTGAGCATGCTGAGCATTTTAATCGTTTTATTAATGAGTATGGGGTAGAAACTGTATTTATTGATAGTGCAGCTGCACAATTTGCTGCTGACCTAGCCTACAACTACGATATTGCTACTACACGAGCTAAAAAAGATGTGCTACCAGGCATTGCATATGTGCAAACACTAGTAGCACAAGGCAGATTTAGGGTACATAAGGACTGTCAACACGTCTTAGCCATGCTAGATCAATATCAGTGGGACGATCGCGAGGGATTAGTTAAAGAGCGCCCCAAGCACAATCGTTATAGTCACATGGCTGATGCTGTTCGCTATGCACTATATAGTTATACTATATAGGTGGTAAAAATTTTGGGTTGCACTGGTGCTACCCTTTAGTATATAATCTAAAAATCAAAATGGCAAAAAATACAAACAATCGTATTGCTGTTAAATGGGTTAGGGATAAAGCCAAGGCTGCCTACCAAAAACAATCTAGTTGCTACATTTGCGGTGCTACTAGTGACCTAGAGCTGCATCATCTGCACAGTATAACCAACTTGTTATACAGCTGGGCAGATCAGCATGGTTATGATATTAGCAGCGATAGTGGTATCTTAGCTGTTCGTGATGATTTTATTAGTGAGCACTATCACGAGTTATATGAACTGGTTTACACACTCTGTAATCGCCATCATGTAATGCTGCATAGTGTTTATGGTAAAATACCCACGGTTAGCAGTGTACCAAAACAGCGTGTGTGGATTGAAACACAGCGTAGCAAAGCTAGTGGTGTGGTAGTATCGCATGGTGGATTCTTTAGCCAGTTTACCTAGGAGTGGGTATGGGCACCTTGGAAAGAATTCGTGAGTGGATGGTTGAAAAACTAAATCCAGCACAACAGCGTATTAGCGAATCAGAGGGTAGTAGTGTTGGCAGTGAACAGCCTATTAACTACAGATACTACTTTCGCGACGTAGACTGTGTAAATACTAGTATCAACAAAGTTGTTAGTGCTTGTAGCAGTCTTGACTATGATATAAAAGACAAACAACATGATGGAATTGTAGTAGGTATTAGACAAAAAACTTTAAATACCTTGCTTAATTTTAGACCAAATCCTTATCAATCGGCACAAGAATTTCGTCGCTGCTTATTTACAGACTTTTTACTAGACGGTAATGCTTTTATACATTTTGATGGTACGTTTATGTACCACCTACCAGCAGAAAATGTAGAAATCTTAACAGATTCAAAAACGTTTATTAGTGGCTATAAGTACAATGGTGAAATCTTATTTCGCGAAAATGAGGTATTTTATTTTCGTGATGTGAATTCGGAGAGTATTTATCGCGGGCAAAGCAGATTATCAGCCGCACGTAAAAGCATAGACATACTCTACAACATGCACGAGTTTCAAGAAAATTTCTTTAAAAACGGTGCTATGTTTGGAGTTGCACTAACTACTGAAAATACACTATCACAAGCTGCCAAGGATAAAACTTATCAGTACTGGCAACAGCGCTATAGCCCACGCAGTGGTGGTAGACGACCAGTTATCTTAGATAGCGGACTTAAACCGGTAAAATTACAGGACGCTAGCTTTCAAGACCTAGACTTTGATAAAGCTATTGCACGTCACAGCGAGCGTGTAATGACAACCATAGGTATACCGCCTATATTATTGCAAGGTGGTAACAATGCTAACATTGCCCCTAATCTTAAACTATTTTACCTGGAAACTGTACTGCCAATCGTTAGGTTATATGTTTCCGCAGTGGAAAGATATTTTGGATATGACGTGGCAGAAGTAACTAATAACGTCAGTGCACTACAACCTGAGCTCAAGGATGTAGCAAGCTATCACAGCACACTAGTTAATGGCGGCGTGATAACACCCAATGAAGCCAGAATCGAATTACGGTATCCTACCATAGATGGAAATGATACCCTAAGAATACCTGCTAACATTGCAGGTTCAGCAGCCAATCCATCAGAGGGTGGTAGGCCTAGCAACTAAGAGGAGTAAGATGGATATAAAAAACAAAATACTCTATTTTGACAGCAAGTTTACTGCCAAGGCTGCCGGCGAGGACGATGACAGTATCATGATTGAAGGTTATGCTTCAACTAATGATCGTGATCGCCAAGGCGATGTAGTTCCAGCAGGAGTTTGGAAAACAGGTATGGTAGACTACCTGAAAAATCCAATTATTTTAGCATATCATAACCACACTATGCCAATTGGCAGAATGGTGGAGTATAAGGCTGATGATCGCGGACTGTGGATTAAGGCACAGATTCCTAGTGAAATTGGTGATGTGTATAAACTGATCAAAAAGGGAATATTAAGCGCATTTAGCATTGGTTTTAGGGTCAAGGACGCAGAATATAGACAAGATTCTGAAACCTTTATGATTAAAGACCTAGAACTACACGAAATTAGTGTAGTTAGTATACCTGCAAATCAAAACACATTATTTAGTTTAGCCAAGGCATTTGACAGTGCCGAAGAGTTCGAGTTATTTAAACAGCAATTTGCCGATGTTAGCGAATCAGCTAAAGGGCTAGAGTCCTCTACAAACGCAAATAGCGATACTACAAAGGAATGGAACATGGATCCAAAAGAGTTAGAGAAATTATTAGCCGATGCTGCTGCTAAGGCTGCTGAGCAAACAGCACGTGCTGTTGTAGAGGCTCAAACTAAAGCTGCTCAAGAAGCACAGCGTAAAGCTGATGAAGAAGCACAGCTACAAGCTAAGATTAAAGCTGCTGTTAGCGCAGTTCAAACAGTTGACACAGGTGCTGAAAAGCTATTAGCCGAAGTTGAAAAGCGTCTTAGCGAACAAGCTGAAAGCCACAAGAGTGCTCTTGAAGGCCTAGAGAGTGCCCTTAAAGAAAAAGCTGCTGAGCTAGAAGCAATTCAAAAGAGCCGTATGCAGTTTAGCGAGCCACGTGGTAGCGAAGGTGCTACATATGCAGAAAAAGAAGCTGCTGTTTTTATTAGCAAGATCACTAAGAAGCCTATCGAAGAAACCAAGTATGCTAAAAGCCTAGCGCAAAAGTACGCTAGTGGTGGTACAGCTGGTGCTGCAGGTAGTGGTGGTGGAGCAGGTGGTGCAGTTCGCCTACCAGGTGCTACATGGGAAACTGAGGTTAGCACAAACATGGAAAACGAAATTCGCCGTCAACTAGTTGTTGCTGGTACAGTTCGTCAGATTGCAATGCCACAGCCATTTATGAAGCTGCCTATTAATCCAGATGCTGGTGCAGATGCAACCTGGGTAGCAAACAGTGATTTTGGTGGATCAAGCAGCAGCGGTACAGCTCGTACACATGCACTAAAAGACATTGAAATCAGCAGCGCTAAGCTAGCTACTAAAGAATATATCGCCTTTGAAGAAGAGGAAGATGGTCTTATCGCCCTAGTACCTATCATACGTGATGCAATCACACGTCGTATGGCTAAGACACTAGACAAGTCTATGCTACTAGGTAACGATATTGGTGCTACAACATATAGTGCTGGTATCAACGGCTTAGCATATTATGATGCTAGTTCTTCAAGTAGCCCAACAGTTGCTGTTGGTGGTAAGCTAACATTTGCCAAGTTCCAAGATGCACGTCGTGCACTAGGTGTTTGGGGCTTAGAGCCCAGCGAGCTAATCATGTTCGTTAGTCAAACAGCTTACTATGACCTACTAGATGATAGTACTTTCCAAAGCACAGACAAAGTTAGTGAGTCACGTAACTCATTAATTACTGGTCAAGTTGGTTTAATCGCCCAAACTCCAGTAGTTGTTACAGCTCAAATGACAGGTGCAGCTGCTAATGATGCATTAGCTGTTCTAGTCAATCCACGTAACTTCGTTGTTGGTAACCATCGCGGAATGCGTATTGACACAGATGATGAAGTTGTTAATCAGCGTAGAGTCATCGTTGCAAGTATGCGTATCGCAATGACACGTTTAACAAGCAATGAAGGCAGTGGCGTTGTAGCAGTTCGTTACGTCTAATTTTTAATTCTGGCAGGGTTCGCAAGAGCCCTGTCTCTAAAGCCTGCTAGGGTAGGTTTTAGAGACATAGGAGATTTACAATGGCATTAAACTTAACCACTAGAGCAGAGTATAAGACACATGCCGGAATTAATAGCACAACCTATGATGCCCAAATAGACGCACTTATTCCTAGAGTTAGTGATTTTGTAAAAAATTACTGTCGCAGAAGTTTTGTAGACTACTATTTAACTAGTACACCAAAAGTAGAGTATTTTAATGGTGGTTTTCATGCACTACTATTAAAAGAAACACCAGTTAATACAATTATTAGTGTACAAAAAAGTACAGATTATGGTCAAACTTATACTAATCTAACACAGTACACAGATTGGGTTAAAGACGGCGATATGGTAATGAGCATTAGTGCTTATGGGTTTGAAGATAGACTGCGCGGCTATAAGGTTACATATACAGGCGGCTATGATGACGTACCATTTGACCTAGAATTAGCTGTTATGGACTTGATTAGCTACTATAGAAAAAATGATGGTGCTGTACATGTAAATCGTGATATAACACCAAATGTTACACAAATACAATACGTAGCTACTACTAATCTTCCAGCACATATTAAGCGCGTACTAGATCAGTACATGTCGGATTATGTATAATGGCATTTACTAGGGCACTTGAATTAGCAACTGCACTGCAAGCATATGCAGCTAAACAGAAAACAGACACTACTAGTAATGTCGACCGACTGTTGCAAATGACTGGCTTGCGTAAAGGATCTTTTGACAGATTATTTCCTGCACTATTTTCACTACATGGTTTAGATTTAAAAGATGCTTTAGACAGAGCTATCAAAGACAAAGATATTACTCAAAATGCGGCCAATGTAGCAATTAATGCTATTAACAAAGCTATGACCGAAATGGCTAATGAGTGGCCGGTGTTAGACACAAAAACCTTTAAAAGAGTTGACAGATTACTGCAAGGTTTTGTGGATGCTTTTAATGAGTATGGAGCTGATACAATTGACAGAAATAAGGTCAAAGAAATGTCAGCCTATATGGACGAACTAAGTAATATATTTAAAACGCCTTTTGTTGTTACTTATTATGAGGGCAGTAACAGTAGAGTAGCTTCGTTAAAGGTAGCATACAACAGCTTTAATAATTTGCGTGATATAGTAAACAGGCGTATTAAGAAATTTATTGATGCAGAATTAACTGCCAATAAGATTACAAATTCCAAACTAAAAGATCAAAACTATTTAACTACTAAGATTATTAACTGGGGTCATACTAAAGCAGATGACTCAATTATTAGTGGAAAAATTTTAGCAGAATTAATGAGTGCTAAAAATGCTCTTAAAACAGTAGACAATAGTGGAGAAGCTTTTAAGTTAATAGTTAATGACTTCTTAGAAAAAACTGGTCAAGAAAAAACTGTAATACAACTATCTACTGGTGAATTAACTAAAGGTGACACAGAAGTACTGCAGCTAGTAATTTCATCTGGATTATTTCAAACAGCTATTATACAAAATAGACGTGAAAATCAGCAAGACTTAGCTTTACTAGAAAGAAAGTGGAGTTTATTAGACGCTGTTGGTAGACTTGAATTATTAAAGACTTTCAAAGTAGGTAGTTTAACAGAATTAGCTAACTTACTGTTAAAAGTAAAGTCAAGTCCTAGTGTACTAGACAATATTCAAACAATTATTGTAGATGCTATTACAGGTAAAAA